TTGACGTACTTGCGTCGGTCTACAGTGTCACCAAGATTTATGACGTGCTTGATGTTGAACTTGTCGACATAAGGGAAGAAAACATTCTCGAAGAACTTGGTCTGATTGGCGAGAAGCGCCTTATTATCATTCCGGTTCCCGAAGTGTAAGTCCGTTATTAGTGCTATTTTTGCGATCTTCGTGTTCCTTCATTTTCTCCTCGATATAGTTGCTGTAGATCTTCTCAGCAATCACACGGTAATCACCTTCGACGTATCCACGCTCGAGCAGATAGTATGCCTTTTCATAGAACTGGTGGCGATATGCCGGTCCAAGTTCGTCGAACTTAATTTTCGTCGTCGTCAATTTCTTCATCCTCGACGGCCACGATGAGGTCTTCTAGCATTTCAATGACAGAATCTACCACTCCGTCGTCGTCGGCCTTCAGTTCTTTCCACAGCTCGTAGTCAAGCTGCTTGATGATGGCCCACGCGGTGTCTTCGATCAGTGCGCTCTTATTTTGCAAGATTCTTCTCCATGCGGTACTTGATCAGGTCTCTCATCTGGTCGCCGCGAGCGTTCATCCTCAGTTCTCTCTGTGAAGAGCCGATGGCTTCCGCGAGTGCTACTTCAATTTTAGTCGGTTCACTTTGCAAATTTCTCAAGTCCCTTCGGCTTCTTCTTGACTGTCTTTTTCTTCTCAAACTTAGTGACGTACGACGCAGCCTTCACATCGTCGATCACGACGCCCTCGTGTCCACCTTCACCCATCATTTGCATAGACATGTTGACAAGTGACATGTGTTTGATATAAGATTGTTTCTTCTCCTTCTCGATCCGGCGCAGGAACGCGAACCAGATGATCTGGGTGAAGTATGCAAATGGATTCTCGAAGCGAGTTGGATCGAACGAATTGTATCCAATGACGCAATTCTCAATGCCATCTTCTACCATCTCTTCACGGTACGAGTAGCCGCTGAAGTTTGGACGATTAGCAAGCTTACGTGCGATCTGCATGAAGCACATACCAATGTAGTCTGGAATTGGAGGAGTTGGAGTATTACGTTTTTCTTCAATGTGTTTTGCGACTTTCGCACGGTGTGCTACGATTGCGTCATAGAAGTCACGATTGTTAATGTAGTTTTTCTTCTTCAAGTGTACTTTCCGGTTACATTTCTGAAAATAATTGCTTTTAAACTTGACGTTATAGCACTTTTCAGTTGACAAATTTCTAGAAAATGTTATAATAACTTTAGTTTTACTCCTAAAGAATTTACTTTAGGTGTTAAGAAGCTTGCTTCTTCCTTAGCTTGCTAAGGCTAATCAATGACTACGCGTAGCGATAAGAACACTGATTAACAAGCTAACCTACTGATAAACTGATTTAGTTTATGACTCTTGATCAATGACTAGATATGCTCATTGACCGGAAGGTTAATGTACCTATTATATACTGAATCTCTTAAAAGTAAACGATTAAATTTCCCTACGGGAAATTGTTTCACAACTTATGATTATATATCTTATATTTAAAGCGCTCAGAATCGTACATCTTAACGCGTTCTTGGAAGTGCTTCAGTGCAAAATTCATCCATTGCTTCCCTACTCGGAAGTCATCCACGATATCCCACAGTGTCACCTTGTTCGTTACACCGTCTAGACGAAGTCCACGTCCGATGGACTGCAGCGTAGTTATCCGTGACTTACCTCCAGATGCGAACACCACGTGGTAAAGCTTCTTCATGTTAGTTCCTGTTGACATCGTACCGGATGAGCCGACGATGATGATTCGTTTGCCGTCCTTGTTATTGTCAATCAGCTTACGAATGAACTCACGGTCTTCAGTGGCAGTTGCTCCCGATATGAAGTACACCAGTGCAGAATCACCGACCGCTTCTTTTATCATCTTGAAGAGGATCTTACCGTGGGTGTCGATCTTCTTGAAGAGTACCAACGTGTTTCCATCGAGATTCTTTACGAGGTTCATGATGAACTTATTACGTTTGGCATGAGAGTTAATGAAGTTGGTCTCGGCGTGGTAGTCCTTAGCGGCTTTCACCAGTTTGCAGTCTTCCTGCGGGTAACGTAACACCATTGCTCGGATATTCAGTTCAGAAATGTGTCCATCCTGCATCAGCTTCTCGGTCGTGACGACTCGACGGAATGGACCGAATAGACCCTCGATCTGCATTTTGTTCGCGAGTGATCCATCGAGAGTACCGGTGAAAGCAAATCGATCTCCCGTGGAAGAGCACTTCTCGAGAGTCGTGACCAGCGATGCTGCTTTAAACAAGTGTGCTTCGTCACCAATGACGCAATCAAAACGAGCAAACCATCCCGGCTGAAGCTTGTAGATCGACTGCCAAGTGGAGACAGTGACCGGCTTCTCGACAGTCTTGTCAACACCTCCCATGATACCATGAACGTCTAGTGGAGTACCATTGTTGTATTCCGCAAAGTCAGAAGCCATCTGAGACACGAGCTGAGTGGTAGGAACGATAATCAGTACTTCACGTTCCATCGCTAGCATGAAACGGGTGATGATGTAAATGATAAGAGACTTACCAGAAGAAGTAGGACTCAGAAATCCTGCTCGTCTCTCTACGATTGCATCGTACGCTGCTTTAAGCTGATAGTCTCTAGGCTCGAATGGAACCTTAAGTGACTTAACAAACTTCAGGAAGTCTTCCCAGCTAAGGCTTCTCTTAGTGTTAAACTTCGGATCAAGGTTGATCTCATAGTCATTTTCTTGAGCAAAACGCTCCAGTTCTTGAAGCAAGCCAATGTGGATCTTCTGAGTCTTCAGATCGAAGACACGGATCGTACCGTCCCAGATGCCGGCACGGTACTTAGGCATGTACTGGTAGCCCGCGACTTTGAAGGAGAAGCGATCGCTGATCTCCCTCAGAGTACCGCGGTCAGCATCTACATATGCCCAGACCTCGTCTAGCTTGCTTACTTTAATCATTAGAACTCGCCATTCTTAAATTTGATGAAGTCGATGGCCGACTTGATTTGGAACCCTCTATTACCGACTGTGCGGATGATCGAGTCGAGGATTTCGATCTTTTCTTTGAGTACCGCCATCTTCAGCGTGTGCTGAATGATTTCCTCGTCGGCATCGGTGTATGTTGCCAGGTCTTGCTTGAGTACTCGGATACGGAAAGGTCTCCATCCTTTCTCTCGTAGGGTCTCTTGGTCGAGAGTTCCCATGTAGTACTCCTGTTTCTGCTTTTTGAGGATCATAAAATCCCCTTCGGCTTTTCGGAGTTTCATACGTTCGCCTGATAGGATGCGATAGTATTTGTGGTGGAGCTTCGGGATTTTCAGTGCCTCTCGATCGAGGTCGGTGGCCTTGATGTCAGAGTCGGCTTCCCACTCTGCGAAGATCTCGTCAACGGTCATTATGTACTTTCTTAAGAGAAGTCAAAGTCCTGATAAGCGAACGTCACATCGACAGTCGCATAGGTCGTCATTTCATTTTCATACGTGTAGCTGATGCTGCTCATGTTGGTTGGGTACGCATTCTTGAACTGCAAGGTATTTATAACCTTCTTATTTGAGTTCAGGATTGCGAGGCTTGCATCAGACGTGATCCCTTGACCGAGACCGGGTGTACGATCGAGCGAACTCAACGCCTGGTATTCACTCCACTTGCGAGGAAAATACAGACCGTTCATCCAATAGAAGACTTCCTTGTAGTTGGTCATCTCTTCATCAACGAAGAACGTGATGGTGAACGGAGAGTAATTCATGTGGTCACCCGGTAACGGAAAGTTATTGAACGGGTTTGAGACGAATGCTGGAGTGGAATCGAGTGCCGGCAATGTAGCAGACTTTATCATAAAGCTGACGGTCGGCAGACGCTTCAGATCAAATACGAAGTTGCCGAGGTTCAGATAATTTGAATTAATAGTTGACAATTCTTCACCTTTATATTACGATTAATTCTATTTATAGGAGGCAATATGGCTAAATTTCGCATGGAAGTTCTAGAGTCTGAACGTGGCTACGGTCAGACGTACGAGTGGTGGGAACTAAAAGAAGAAGTGACCACGATTGAACAAGCCCGTACGAGAGTTCAGGAGTTCAACACCCAAAACACCACGAGCACAGCTCCCGACTGGTACATGCAGGCTGGCCAAATTCAAATGTGGGTCACCGAAGCAAACCAGTGGGTGAATGTTTCTTAAAAAAAGTAGTTGACACACGAAGCTTTATGATATAGATTAAATCATTATCAACGGAAAGGAGCTTTCCAAATGAAGAAGTTTCAATTTGACATCACTACCGGTCTCCAGCGCTTCGTGGCAGTCGCCCAGCGCGAAGGACTTTTCGCTCGTAAGGTTGAAGATGCCGGTCCTGGCGGATGGCCAGTCGTAGAGATCGAGGGCGAGACCGATGAAGTTTTCAAGTTCATCACGGTCTATTACGATCCGGAAATCACCGAGACCGATCTCCTCGAAATTCATCAGGTGAAGTAATGGCGCTCTATCAAGTCAGTTACAGCCACTATGATTATCACGATCGGGACTTCCAGTTCTGGTTGGAGACAGACAGTTGGCTCCTCTCAACCTCACCTGAGCGAATCACAGAGCTAATAAAGGAGTTGAACACACTGTGTGTTCAGCAAGCCGTCAAAGACATTGAGAGTGAGATCGTTTTTCATCAAGGGTTGGTTGATGATGAACTCAAGGCGATCGAAGTCTCCAAGACCCTTACAGCGGATCAAAAGAAATACCTACCAACGATCGATGAAGAAAAGATGCTAAATGGTGTTCGATATCAAGAGCGGCAGATAGCAAAGCACCGAAAACTCGTCGACGATCTGAAGAGCGGCAAAACTGGCTGTGATTGGCGGTACACATTTGAGCCATACGATCCTCCTGAAGTTCTCAGCGAGGAAGATCTCAAGAAACGGGCAGAGAAGAAATGATATCTATCTTCTGGAATCCAATTGAAAAGAAGCCCACAGGCTTTACGGCACTGTGTTGTGCACTGATCCTCGTGGCCATCTTCTTATCGTGGTCATAAAAAAAGGGAGCCGAAAGGCTCCCTGATTTGTTTCGGGCCTTAAGGCCTTCTTTTTACAGGAGGTTCGTAACGAACGTACGACGGTAGTAAACGTTGGTGTTAGCGGTGAGAGCACCGTTACCCTTCGTTGCACCAGCAGCGTATGGGTTAGCAACCACGCCGTAGCGTGTCTTGAAACCGATCTTCGGCTGGAAGGAGTTCTCACCGACGGCGCGAACCATCTGAAGAGGAACGTATGGGCAATAGAAGAGGCCGGCGTCAAAGGTGTTTGAACCCTTGTAACCAACGATCAGGTAGTTGCCACCAGCGTATGGGTCGATGTAAACCTTGAAGCGACCGTTCAGTACACCAGCGAAGGTGTTGCCCGTGTCGTCAACCTGGAGGTTGTTGCTGTTAAGAGCAGGCGTGTAGTCAAGTACACCAGCCATCTGAAGAGCAGATGCTACGTCTGCAGAGCAGAGGATGATGTTGCCCTTGCCGCGACGAGTGTCTTTCGCGATCTTGTTAGCTTCGCGTTCGATCTGGAACATCAGACCCTTGAACTTTTCAACTGACCAACGGCCGTTTGCATCGACGTCGAGGTTGAAAGTACCAGCCACTGCAGTGTCGGTCTGAGAACCGGTTACAGAGGTGGTGTACAGGGTGCGGATCATTTCGCGGTTGATTTCCGCAAGAATTTCCGAGCTCAGGATGTTCGACAGTTCAGACTCAGCGTCAAGACCGTGAATAGCCTTAAGGTCCTGTGCAAGTTCCATTGAGTATTCAGCCTTCAGAGCGCGAGACTTCGCGGTAACTGAAACCTGCTCGATGGTGAACGCCATTTCGGTGAATGCAGTATTCACTTCCATGTTAGCAGTCGTTACGCCGCCACCGCTGTTAGCAGTGTTCGCAGTACCGGTGGTGCCTGCAGCAACGCCCGTACCAGAGAAACCGGTGTCGGCTTCAGTGTAGAAGGCTTCAGCAATAGCAGCATTGGTGCTGTTCGCGTAGTTCGAACGCATTGCAAATACGAGACCGGTAGGACCTGTCATAGGCTGAACACCCATGATGTCGTATGCGATCAGGTTAGGCATCGCGCGGCGAACGAGCGAGATCAGGACGGGATCGTAGTTAGAAACGTTACCGGTCTGGTTGATCGGGTTAGCTTCCATCAGGCTCTTCGGAGACCAATCAGAACCTTCAAGAAGGGCCTTTTCGGTGTTCTCAAGCAGAGCTGCTACTGTGTTGCGGCGGTGCAGATCGGCAATCTTAGGAAGCTCAGCATGCTCGAGGAGCGGCTTCCACTTATTGACCAGCATCTGGGTCTTAGATTCGTCGTTGTGACTCATGGGTGTTAATCTCCTTTAATTTATGATTATTTATAAAACTTATTTTTTCAAAGTTCTTGAGACAGCAGAGAGGTACGATGCCATCGTTGGGTCAACCTTAGCAGCAGCTTCAGTTACGTCGCCTTCAAACTCTTCGTTGAGGGTCTCTTCAGCGCCAACAGTCTTCTTCGCTACGAAGGACTCCTTGATCGTAGTGATCTTGGTGCGGAACTCATCGACGTTTGCGTACTCAATGTTCTCAGCAAGAGAAGTCAGACGGTCCTTCTGGGTCTCAGTCAGGCCTTCAGAAATCTCAGCCACGATCTCAGCTTCAGTAGCTTCCGAAAGCTGCTTGGTGAGTTCGATAGACTTAGCTTCAGACTCGTTCAGATCAGTTTCAAGCTCAGCGATACGAGCTTCAAGACCTTCGACGATGTCCAGTCCACCTTCTGGGAGGATTACGTTGTGTGCTTCAAAGAGACCCTTGAGGTCATCCATGAAGGACTCAGCCATAGCAACCTTGGTAGCAGACTCTATGCCGACTTCATTTTCTTCGAGCCACTGCTCTACTACGTAGTCGAGATATTCTTCGATGCCTTCATTGAGAGCAGCGATTTCTTCATCAAGCTTCTCATTGAATGCTTCTTCGATCTCTGCAGCTTCTTCAGCAACGCGCTCGATGAGTGCTGCTTCGAAGATTGCTCCGATCTTTGCCTTGAACTCTTCCGAGAACTCTTCGCCTTCGAAGATTTCGTCGACAGACTCCTTAACAGTGCGCTTGTCAGCCTTGCGAGCTGGTGCCTGTGATACAGACTTCTGCGAACCGATAAGCTTCTCACCCTTGTTCTGACCTTCGAGGTCTTCTACAGAGTCAGCCTTTGGATTTGCAGATTTGAATACGTCAGCCTTACGACTACCGGCATCCTTAGCGATTGGGTCAGCGATTGACGAGTTTTCACCGTCAGCCTGAAACTCCTTGAGTTCTTTCTCAGCCATGTTAGCTCCTTTAATCTATTTTGATTTATTTATACAATCACAAGTTTTTAATAAAATGCGAGAACATTCTCAAAACTTGACCTTCGTCGAGCTTCTTGTAGTTCTTATGCACTTCTTCTTTGATCTGTTCGGCGATCTCAAGGGCTTTCCAGCCATTCTTCTCGTCGTAGATCCATTCCACATTTTCCATAATACCGTTCACGAACGCATCGGGAGCCGATGGATCGATTACAATGTCGCCCGCTGTAGCGAGTCGAAAATCACCTTGTACTTCCATGACGCCATTACGTTCACGGAGCGAACCCATGCCGCGTGATGATACGCCAAGGCGACCACCATCTTCAATCAGTCCACGTGCGATATCTCCGAGTGGAGTAGATGAGATCTGTGCCTTACCGACATAGTTGCTACCTTCGCGAGTCAGTGACACGATGCGGTGGCTGATGCGGTCAGGATTGATCGTTGGGCCAGCAGGGTGACCGAGTTCACCGAAGGCACTCTTGCCTTCAACTTTTTCCTTGATGTAGCGGTTGACTTCCTGCTCCATCACGGACAGAGGATAAACTCGACCGTTCTTGTTCTTGAGGTCTGCCTGCAAGAAGATACCCTCGATATAGAGCTTCTTCTTACCAGAATCGTCAGCCTCGGTGAGGTACGAAAAGTCCTCAGTAAGTTCGCGGATTAGCTTCATTCGCCTGTCTTCTTCTTGTTAAATTTCTTCGCAGCTTTCATGATGCCTT